TTGAAGCTTTTCCAGACCTCTTCGCAAGGGTTGCCATCAGCCCAATCGTCACAAAACTCAGGATCTTCAGCCGACCAAGCCGACCAAAGAGTCATCCCAAGGTCGGTCGGCAGTTCCGAGTGGATCGCCATGCCCACTTTGATCCAGTGGTCCCGGCTGCCAGCGCCTTGACCAGGAATCACCCGCAGTGCGGACTGAATAATTTCAGCCACTTCTTCGGGCGTCCGATCCGAAAAGTCAAGTGCCTTGCGGTTTTTGATGAAGCCAGCGTCGGTCGGGTCCTTACCAGCCGCTTCACGCATTTCAGCCAGCAACCACGCTGGAGCTTCCGGAATGGCTTCCAGGTCGCCTTCAAAGCCATAGAAGCCTTCCGCACCCTTCCCATCACTGGAACCCGGATAAGCCCCGTACAGAAGCCCCTGACGGCCCCAGAGCACTTCGTAGCCCGCCCCGGTATCCGACAACCCAAAACCCTTCACCTCGCCCCACAGCGCCTCTGGGACGCGGTACAGGTACTTGGCCGCATTGGCCTTGGTACTGGTGACCTTGGGTGCCCCATCCAGGGTGCTGCCCCATTTTTTGGCCAGCTTGGCGAGGTTGCGGTCAACGTCCAGGATCACCAAGCCTTGGCTACGGGGCCCGGTAAAGACACCAACGGCCCGGAAGATGAAGGGCTTGCGCTGGATCTGGAGCGCGACGTCAGCCGGTTCCATCACCACATGGTGGGATTTTTCCAGCGGGGTCTTGCCCTTGCTGATTTTCCCGGACTGGAGCTGTGAATCCTTGACGTAGATGGGCGCGTAGGCAAAGCCGCTGGGCAGTTGCGCTACGAAATCAAGCAGGTCTTGCGACTCATGCGACACGATGATAGACTCCTACAAGAAAGAACAAACAGCACCCCAGGGCCGTCCAGCCTTGGGGTGTTTTTCTATGGTAGACGCCCGGTCAACCGCGTGTTACTGTGACACTCGTTGCCCCCGGGCGACCTTCAAACACCCCTACTGAATCATGGGATTTCTCTCCAAAAAAGCGTCTGCATCAGTCAACAGCGGTTCCAGCGGCGGCGGTTACCTGCAGGTCAGCAAGCTGACTGACGGTGGCTCGGTCCGTTTTGCGTTGCTGTCCGACCAACCCCTCGAAGGTTACGAGGTGTGGGGCGCCAACACCGAAGGCCAGTCCAAGCCCTTTCGGTTTCACCACGAGCCCACTCCTGAGGATGTCGTGGCGGAACTCGGCGAGTTTGAACCTCGTGAAGGACGTGGCGGTCCTGGTACCTACGACGTGAAATTTTTCGTCGCTGCCCCTGTGTACTCGTTCGACAGCGGACGGGTTCAGGTGATGAGCTTGACCCAAAAGTCGATCATCAAGGAACTGGACGCAATCAGTCAAATCGATGAGTACCAGGACTTGCTTGCCTGGGACTTCAACCTCAGCAAGAAAGGCTCGGGCCTTCTGACCGAGTACACCCTGCGTCCAGTGCCCCGTAAGAAGGGCGCCCAAGAGCACATCGACGCATCTTGGATCGAGGCCAAATCCAACGGCTTCGATATCGAGCGGCTCCTCACAGGCGGGAATCCCTTTAGCGCAGGCTGAGTCGGTATAGTTGTGGGGCAGCGGTGCTTCAACACCCTGCCCCCGACCACCTACCCGAAATAGGCGATGGCACGAGCTTACAGGACAGTTCCCCTTGCTTCTGAGTTGTGGGAACTTTTTGAGTACCGCCCTTTGACAGGCGAGTTAATCCGCAAAAAAGCGGGACTAACAAGACCAGACATAATCGGCAAGCCAGCCGGATCCTTTAACAAAAGTTTAGGTTACTGGACAGTAAACATCCATAATAAAAATTATTACGCACACAGAGTTATTTGGTGTTGGGTTACAGGATTAGATCCTGCGAGTTTTCAAATTGACCACAAAAATATGAATCGTTTCGATAACCGGTGGGTCAATTTAAGACTTGCAACCAAAGCAGAGAATATGCGTAACAGACTTTGCCGTGGTACGACATACACAAAGTGGGGGTGGAAAGCTCAAATTACGATCAACCGTAAAAATATACACTTAGGTTATTACACTAGCGAAAGTCAAGCTGCCGAGGCTTACGAAAACGCCGCCATTCAGTTGCACGGGGAATTTTGTCGTGTAAAGTAAATGTGGGACAGAGTATCCAAGTGCCCTCCAACACACAAGACACACTAGCCAATCTCCGTAAATGGAAGCTGGTACAAGATAATTCGGGCCCATTCAGGGTCTACCGCGACCAAAAGGGCAATGTATATTCTAGTGTTACACACATCCTTGGGCAAACGAGTGACCGCACAGGACTGGAGCGCTGGATCGCTCGCCTCGGCGTCACAGAAGCCAATCAACAGCGAGACGTAGCAGCCAAACGAGGCAACCTCGCCCACAACCAAGCCGAGTATCTCCTCAAGACAGCCCAACGACTGGCACGTTCCACTGCCAACAAACGCAACGCCATCAAGTGGGACGACAACGGCTTGGCACGCATCCCAGCCCCCATCACCCAGTGGGCCTTAAAGAAAGTTCACGAAAACCTGCCCCAAGTTGGCTGGAGCGCCGCCGGCTACGCCCGAGGCCTATCCGACTGGATCGTGACTAACGTCACCGAAATTTTCGCCAGTGAATTCAGCATCCACCACCCAGCCGGCTTCGCCGGCACTTGTGATGCACTGGTATCCCTCAAAGGCCACCCGGGCATTACGATTTGTGACTGGAAAACCAGCACCAGCAACAAGATGCCCTACATGAACGGCGGGCATTCATACGTCCACCAACTAGGTGCCTATTCACTGGGACTGCAGCACCTCACCGGCCTACGCCCATCAGGTGGTACGGTTGTACTAGCCCGCAGGTGTGGCGAGCCCGACGTGTACGGCATCGACCAAGACGCATTGGCACTAGCCGAGGATGCCTACCTGGAACGCGTTAAGACATACCACGAAAACCTAGAAACCCAGTCACAGCAAGGCGTTTAGCCCTTAACTTGCGACAAAACCTCTACATCCGCATTCAACTGGAGCGTATTTGCTTCGGCGAGTTTCTGACACTTTTGTAGTTTCTTTGTACTAGCCCCCATGTTTGCACTGGTACTTTCTACTGTAGTAGGCCTCCAGAGTCCGGTAGTCAAGGTCGGCGGTTGCCCCCTTGGCTGGTACACATCGGGCTCGTACTGCGTACCATCGCGTACCACAAGCCCCGCAATCGTCCCCAAGCAGCAATCCTGCCCACTTGGCTGGAGCACGGCCGGTAAATACTGCCGCTCCGCACTGGATTAGCCCTACACTGCATTCAGCAGTTTGTGACTGTCACACCCGTGATTGACGACATCAACCAGAACGACGACGACATCGAACCGATTGACGGTGGTGTCAAGCCCGAGAAGGCGACTGGAGCTGTATCGCCATTCACGCGGGCTGAGAATCGCTATTCAAAGGGTCGTCCAATCAATGACACCCAAATGCAGGAGCGCGTTAATGCTGCCTACATGCTGATGCTGGGGGGTGGATCGTACAGAGAGAATGCCTGCCAACTTTCCACTCGCTACGGTGTCAGCTTCCGTCAGGCAGAAAACTACATCTCAGAAGCCAAGAAGTTGATGAAGCTGGATTTCGCTGGAGAGCGTGCCGAGTTTCTCAATCAAGTCAACAACATGCGGATGCACACCGTCAAAAAAGCACTCAAACGCGGCAACTTCCAGGTGGTGGCACAACTTCTTGACAGCCTGGGACGTGCAATGGGTGAGGGCAGCGTGGAAGAAGCCGCCACCCAATCACCCAGCCTGAACATCACGATTGAGGACAAGCGGGGCGGCTGACGCCCCCGACAACAGACCACTGGTACTTTTCGACCATCTCACCGCAACCCTGGCACCCAAGGGCGGACCAGGCGAAGTGGAACACCCGGTGTGAACTGGCGCAGTGGGGGCACTCGATCACCCGGCCAGTGCGTGGGGCGCGGGTGGTTTTGGTGACGTAGGTGGTCATGCTTTTGCAGCGCGGGGTTTGTAGCTGGTGCGTTTGGTGCCGGCATCAGCACGAGGCTTGCGAGGTGAGCCTGGTGCCTTGCGGGTGGTGTTGGCTGGGCGGGTGACGGGATCGTGCGCGGATTTTTTGCAGTTAATTTCAGCAACCCAGTCAGGCTGGAGCGCATCAGGGCAGGGTGTCCCGCCGTTGAGGCGTTGTGATTGGGACCAGTACGGGATCAACTCGAGCCATAGCTGGTTGGGGCCCTCCTTGCCGTATTGCTGGTGAAGGGACAGGAGATCCTGCCAGTCCGATTCGCGCAGCCTGGAGCGTTCTGCTGTCCAGCGGAGATCGCGCAGCATACGTTTGGCCAGGCGGATGGCCTCACGTTCCTGTTCCCGTAGGTCAGCGGCGAGCTGCTTTTGCTCGCGCTTGGTGTTCCACTCACCCGACATGCCTGGTATGGCGAAGGTCAGCCCCTACCCTTGCACATAAGAGACGAAACCGCAACCCCCAGGACCAGTGTGTAAAGTATCACAACAGCAGGGCCGATCCGGGCTGCACTGGGGCAATAATTACGAGGTACCGCAGCCAGCGACCAATGGCCCGCCTCACAGAAGCCGATCAATTCCCTGCCCACGTCGACATCCAGCGTAAGGGCGACAACATCTTCATCGCCAGCAAGCTGGTGAAAATCACCACACTGCCCGATGGCACCCGAGTCAAGACACTGCGTAATGGCGTGGTGGGGCGTTTCACCCGTAAGGATGACGGCACCACCCGCCTCAAAATGCGCTGGAACTCAAAATGGTGGGAAATTCCCAGCATGGAGCAGGTGGAAGCTTGGACTCTAGACAGTGTTTGTGAGACCCCAGCCGGTGACATCATCGAACCCGACGCTGATGGTTCCTGGCTGCGCCTTTTGAACCTCGTTTGATTCTTCACCCAAACCGCACTCAAAACCATGTATTTCGAACCTGGCACATTCATCGTTGCAAACTACGAAACCGCGCAACCACTAGAAATAGCTCACGAGGTGACACCGTACTGCTGGATCGTGGAGACTTCACACGTCCCGGCATCCGACAGGAATGCAGCTCGCATTCAAGCAGACTTCGCCGGCTACGTGTTACCACCGCGCCATTCACAAGCCAACCACGGCATGCGGGAAGTTTATCTGGAGCACCTAGACGCCGCATTCACATTCATGCGCGGCTACGTGTTGCCTTCCGGCGGTGATGCGAGGCTGGTATATAAAGCCAGCACCCAGAATGGCATGATGTTTGTATTTTCGTAAATCGCCATTCATGGCCATTCATGGTGACCGCCATTCATGGCCATTCATGACAGCCATTCATACGTACATGCGTACTGGTGCATCAGGGTAGTACGGATACACTAGGGTACAGGCGTACTACAGTACAGGTGTATGTAAGGACAAGCGTACTACTGTACGGATGTACTAGGGTGTCAATGTACTAACGTACGGGTGTACTAGTGTGATGTACTAGTACAAATGTACACTGCCCCAGATCCTAGCCTACGTGGGCGATAAATTAATCTAATCTGTCACAGTAGGCAAACTAGGTTGGCAGTGGTTCCCGTGGTTGTATTGTGAGAGGGAACAAAACGCTTCGCCTCACCATGGCCCGTTTTCATCTCACCGCTAAATCCTCCAACGCAAAGACGGGACCGATCGCCGTCACCACGTCAAGTGCAGACACCTGCCCGTCGACCTGTCCTTTTAATAATGGCGGCGGCTGCTATGCCGCCTCGGGCAAACTAAAGTTGCACTGGGACAAGGTATCAGCCGGCGAACGTGGCGGCGATTGGCTGCACCTTCAGAGTGCAATTGCAAAGGCTAAATTAAAGCCCGGTTCCCTGTTGCGTCATAATCAGGCGGGAGACTTGCCGCATGAGCACGGGACCCTAAAAGCTACCACTATTGGGTACCTTCGCGCTATTTTCAGCGCTGCCAAGTTGCGAGCCTTCACGTATACACACCATGTCCAAACAGACTACAACCTACACGTGGTGAGGGATTGTAACGCCTCGGGCTTCACAGTCAACCTATCTTGTGACTCGGAGACGCAAGCAGCAAAGCGACACGCTGAAGGATTCCCGTCTGTTTGCGTGGTTCCTTCAGGGGATCAGCGGCGTTCCTGGCAGCTGGACGGTGTCAAGTTTCAAACCTGTCCGGCGCAACTGAAGGACGGGATTACTTGTGCTACGTGTCAGCTTTGCACTAAGGCCGACAGGTCTTGCGTTGTAGCATTCCGGGCACATGGCAGCGGTTCTAGACGGGTTGATGCCGCCCTAGGAGTTTGACCCCTTCCCTTCGTCGGGTCTCACCAGTCGCAAGCGTGAGACCCTACCGGCCAGAGTTGCCGAGTCCGCCCCCACCCCTGACTGATAATCGTTCTCACCCCGAACCGCCATGTCTCGCATCATCGCTGCTTGTCTGTTAGTCGCTGCCACGTCTACCGCCTCGCTGCCATTGGCGGCCGGCTTCCTGGTGGCCGGCCTGTTCTGTGCTACAATTAGCAAGTCCGACACCCCAGCCTGACCATGGCAACCACAACGTTTCACACCTACCCCGACCTCGTAACCGAATCTGCCGATCGCAAGGCCGCCACGTGCTGGGGTAGTGCCTGCAGCGCCTCCGATGCCGTGGCCGCCACCGTACGTCGCGACGGCCAGGCCATCGTCCTACGCGTCCGTCACGGCGACACTTGGCACAACGGCCTAGCACCCGGCGGCCTGGGCTGACCCCGCGAGGCTAGTACACCTGAACTACCGGCCCTGCCCCCCACCGGGGGTGGGGTTCGGCGCTGCCCAGGCCTAGGTGGCAGTCAGGGAACCTACTGATACAATCCAATTTCTCTCTTCTGTTACACAGCCCCGGGTAGGGGGTCAATTCTTGTGATACTGTAAACAGGTACCCCCCTAAAAAATGGCCGACGCACCATCACTGCAGCTGCGATGGGCCCAGGGTGAAGTGTTTTCGAGCCGTAAACGCTTCCGTGTCCTAGTCGCAGGCCGCCGATTCGGCAAGAGCTACCTGTCTTGCATCGAATTGCTGCGTGGAGCAATCGAAAAGCCCGGCGAAACTTTTTTCTACTGTGCCCCGACTTACCGAATGGCGAAGGACATTGCCTGGAAAGTCCTCAAACGCCTGGTCCCCAAGGTCTGGATCAAGTCAAAAAACGAAACCGACCTAAAGATCGAACTGGTCAACGGCAGCACGATCGAACTCAAGGGCACGGAAAACGCAATGGCCCTACGGGGCCGCAGCCTTTCGGGCGTGGTGCTGGACGAAGCCGCGTTCATGGACCGCGAAGTCTGGTTCGAGGTGATCCGCCCCGCCCTCGCCGACAAACAAGGCTGGGCCCTGTTCATTTCCACCCCAGATGGAACCGCGAGCTGGTTCTACGACATGTGGTGCTATTGCGACGAGGACGACCCGGACTGGTCCCGGTGGCAATTCACCACCATCCAAGGCGATAACGTCCCACCGGAAGAAATCGAAGCGGCCCGTGGCCAACTCGACCCTCGCACCTTCCGCCAAGAATTCGAGGCAAGCTTCGAAAACCTCTCGGGCCTGGTCGCGGTCAGCTTCTCGGACGACAACATCGACAAAACCGTCCAAGACCTACCAGTTCTCCCGCTTTTGCTGGGGGTGGACTTCAACATCGACCCAATGTCCGGCATCTGCGCGGTGAAAAAGGGCGACGTCCTCTGGGTATTCGACGAAATCATCATGACGGGCGGCGCCACCACCTGGGACCTGTGCGAAGAAATCCAGTCCCGCTACGGCGTGGAGCGCCGCATCATCGCCTGCCCGGACCCAACCGGCGGCGCCCGCAAAACCAGCGGCGTTGGCGCCACCGACCACAACATCCTGCGAAAATCCGGCTTCACAGTCTCAAGCCCGCGATCCCCCTGGAAAATCCGCGACAAAATCACGTGCGTCAACACCGCGCTACTCGACGCCTCTGGAACCCGCCGCCTATTCATCCACCCGAGATGTAAAGAATTAATAAAATCCCTCCGTACCTTGACCTACGCGCCCGGCACAGGCCTCCCAAACAAGAACCTAGGCGTGGATCACGCCTTCGACGCCCTGGGCTACATGTGCCTACAGGTCTTCAACCTGGCAAAACCCGAAAACATGGGCAAGACCAACTACCGTGTGTGGTAAGCGCAGGACTTACCATGCCCGGTCACTACGGCGACAAGAAAGAACCCAAGAAAGGCGAGAAAAAAGTAGGAAAAGTCATGTCCGAG